CCGTAGAAGCAAGCTCGTTCAGTGCTAGGTTGAAGAGTGGCTTGACCAGCACCAGCACGGCGAAAGCGCCTATACCTCCCGCGAGTTGAACTGACTGCACAGACCGCACGCCCCGGTCACCATTCGCCAGCGGCACGAACGGGCCCATAGAACCTACACCGCCTGGGTGTCCTGAGCCGTTCACACCGATAGAGCCCGAGATGCGAATCTGAGAAACAGTGGTTTTGGCAACACCGTCTTGGTTGGTGTAGTTCACCGTTATTGAGTTGCCAGCCCCAGTGCTCGGCGTTTGGCTGAAGAAAGCCATGCGCACGCCTTCGCCATCCGTGTAACGTGGCAACGACACCGGGTTGTCCAGAATCTGCTCATCCACGCTGTCGCAGTCGATGTACGGGTAGAACATCAAGTAGTCGAGGAAATAGACCGAAGGAAAAAACCCGCCCGTTCCGGCTTGCGTCAAGGACACAGACAGCAGATACCGCTCTTGCGTAGGCAACGTCGGCCCGGTGTAAATGCCCTGATTGCGCTGGCCGATGAGTTGCGTGGCCTCTAGCGCGGTGCCCAGGTATGCGTTGTAAACGGGCGGGCCTGAACTGCCAATGGAGGCGTCCCCAAATATGTTGCTGGTGCCAAAAGAACCCGGCACGCCAGTGCGGAAAAAATGCTGTGTGTGATGCCGCCCTTGCTGGACGGCATCTGCCACCTCGGCAACGGACCTAAACGGCATCAGGGTTCTCCAACGGTATCCACTCCACCTCGTCAGGCGACCACTCCACGCCCCCGTCAGGATGCTCCGAGCAGGCCGACAGCTCGGTGTCGGTCAGCGTCAGCAGCTCACGGCAGTGGGCGCAGCGGTACACCACATCAATCAACCGTGGCGGTCATGGCACCAGCAGCGAACTGCGGCTGAATGCCGTTGCTGATGGACAGGCTGGCATTCAGCGCACCCTTGAGCAGTAGGTTGCCGGTGCCTGTGGAGTCCGTGCCAATGCCAAAGTGCGTGGCTGTGGCGGTGCCGCCTGTGCACTGACCGAACTGAACCAGGGCGGTGTTGGCGATGGTGGAGGTTGTCCGCGTCCAGCCGCCTGCGGTGCGGGCCACACCCACGCGGGCGTAGCCGGTGTAGCTGATCTCGTTGGTGCTCTGGTTGCCCGCCTCTCCAGGGTCTGCGCTGTGCAGGCTGATGTGGAACGAGCCTGCCGTGGCCGAGTTCTGCAGGCCAGCAGCGTCCCCGATGTTCGCCCAATCAACGTTGAGAAACAGGAGGTCGAGGAGTGCCGCTTCGGCGGCGTTGGTCATGGACATGGTTCAGGTCCTTTCTCTTATCCGAGAAACTTTGTGCGCAGCTGTTCGATGGCGCTCGTGAGCTGGTCGCGCTGCGCAATTAGCCCGGCAACCTCCGTCGTCTTTTCTTTCACCGAGGCTTGCAACCCGTCCAATCGGACCTGCTCTTGCTGCGCTTCAGCGCGAATCTTTCCGGCCAAGGCTTGCGCGTCCTCCACAACCTTTGAAGCGGCGGCCGCAGCGGCCTCCGCTTGCTTGGCGGCCTCCACCTGGGCCTGCACCTTGGCTTCCGCCAGCAGCGTTTCGGCCTGTTGTTGCGCCGTGGCACGGGCCTTCTTGGCCGCGGCTCGCTCCTCGGTCACCTGCTTCTTTGCCTCAGCCAATTCGGCAAGCGCCTGGTCGCGCTCCGAGGCGGCTTTGACACGGGCGGCGTCCGCCTCTTTAGCGGCTTGCTCGAACGAGCCCACCCGGTCCAGCGCTTCAGCTGTCTTGACAAACATCTCGTACTGCTTGGCCGCGCGCCGGATGGCGTCAGCCGCTTCGATGTAGCTGTTGCTCATGGTCAGAAGACCTTTCTCATGCAAAGGGTAACAACAAGGTTGGTCGTGCCGTCACCCGCCGTGACGTTCGGCCGGACGTATCGAGGCAGCTCCAGCGCTTGCTCAAGCCGCGACGAGGTAAACGTCAGCACGTTGCCTTGCGGATCGCTCAGGGACGACCAGTTTGTGCCGTCGTTGCTGCCCTGCATCGTCACGCTGCCGCCTGTGCCGAACGTGCCCGTGACCTGGAAACACCGATCGGCAAAGTCGACCCAGTCGACGTACCCACCGTCGTCGCCGTTAAGCAGCCCCGTCCACGTGGCCAGGCGCGTGCGCCCGGAGGGTGTGATGTCGGTCATGCTTGGTTGTCTGGTTGCCATGTCGTTTCCTCAGATTCCTTGCCCGTCGGGGCTGTGCTTCTCTTTGAACATCATCTCGCTGGCCGCGAGTTCCTTCTTGGTGCGGTCGTTCAGCGCCGTCTGAGCCAGCTGGGCCTTGACCTGCTGAATGCTCATCTGTTGCATCTGGGCCATCTGCATCACCTGGAGGTCATGCTTGAGCTGCAGCTCCATCATCCGCAGGCGCCTGTTCTCGACCTCGCTCTCGCTGCGGGCCTCGGTCTCCGCGGCCCGGCCGGCTGCCACCGCCTGGGCCTCCATCATCCTGGCCTCGGCCGTGATCTTGGCCGCTTCGATGCGCGGATCCGGCGGCGGGGGCGGCTGCTGCGCCTGGCGTGCCTCGATCTGCTCGGGCGTCAACAGGACGTCGCGCGGATCCAGGTGCTGGGCCTTAAGCGCCTTCTCGAACAGCTTGCGCGTGTCGATCATCGGCGCGTACACCGGGTTCGCGCCCATCGCCAGCAGGTTGGTGAACGCCTGGTTCTGGATGTCGCGCACGATCAGCGCGGACGAGCCCCGGGCGTCGATGGCAAAGTCGCCCTTGATCTCGTCGCGCTCGCCGTACGCCATGTTGTAGTCGTAGTAGCGGCGGATGTGCGGCCGGGTCACGTAGTCGTCGAACTGCTTAACCAGCCGGCGCAGCACCACGTTGGCGCTGTTCATCAGCATTTGCATGCCGCCCACCGTCTCCGGTGCCGAGCCCTGCTGCCCCTGGGTCATCATGGGCGTGGCGGTCTCCTGGTCGGCCAGCTTCTCAGCCAGGTCGATCACCGCGGCCAGCTCGCCCTGGTGGTTGTTGAACTCCACCGCCGCGAACACCTTGCTGACGTCGATCGAGTCGTCCGTCAAATACCAGAACTTCCGTGGTGTCAGGGTCCACTGCCCGTCGGCCGGCGTCACGGCGCCGCGCTTGATGACGATCTGCGGGCCACTCGTGACCCCCATGTTGTCCATCATCATCCGCCACGCGGCGTTGGTCACCGACTGCTGCGCCCGCATGAGGTACGGGATCCCGTAGCCACGGGGCGTGCCGGTCACCTTCTCCCACGGGTAGAAGTCGTATGGGATCGGGTCGTCTTCCAGCGGGTTGAGGTAGGCGCGAACAACGACATCGTTGATCATCTCGACACAGCCGCTGACGCTTGCGAGTTCGTCGCCCTCGTCATCCATGTCGACCTTGGCGGACTTCAGCTCTTCGCGGTTCAGCTCGCCCCAGTAGATCCAGTGCTGGAAGGTCTTGCCGTCGTCACCGACCTCCTTCTCGCGCTCCGCGCGCTGCACCTCGTACAGCGCCGCGCTGCGCTTGGGCCCTTCCTGGATCACCTTGCGCAGCTGGTCCTTGAGATAGCCAGGCTGCTTGGCCAGCTCGCGGACCTGGCGCTCGGTCAGGTCCTCCATCTCGAAGATGCCCCGGCCGTTCTTCACGTTGTCCCCGCACGCTGGGTCTTCCCACACTCGGCGGGGGTCCACACGGAACGAGGCCGGCTTCAGCTCATCAACAACCTGAAGGATCTGGACCTTCTCTGGCTGCCCGGTCTCTGGGTTGACAGTGGTCTTCTCGCGCCAGGCCTTGCGCGTGCGGGCCGTGACCATCGGCCCCTTGATCACGCCCACGCCCATTACCGCGGCGTCGTGCAACACCTTGCGCACCTCGCCGTTGTAGTCACACTCGATCAGCTGGTCGTTGATCTCGTTCTCCATCGCCTCGGCCGCCTTGCCAGCGGTCTGCTGCACGGCCAGGGCAATTTGCTTCTTTTTGGCGGGACGCCCAAATTGTGGGTCGTCAGTGACGTTGCCCTCCTCGTCGAACAGCACGGGCTGCCCGGTGGCCGGGTCGATCAGCGTCTCGTTGCTCTGCAGCGCCGTGGCGCAGTCAGGGTCCGGAGTGGGCTGGATGCCCCAGTTGCGGTCGTCGGTCGGCAGCAGGATGTCCGACAGCCTGGCCTCAGCAGAGTTCGCCTTCTGCCTGGTGATGCCCACGAACACCGTCGAACGCGTGGGCAGCGCCTCGCGTGTGGTGACCGGGTAGCCCTGGTAGACCGACTCCATCATGGACGCCGCCATGCGCGTAGCCGGGTCCTTGCCATGGTACTGGTCCAGGTCCTGGGTGACGCGCTTGTCCCACCCCTGCGACGCACGGGCGGTGATCCACTTGTCACGCGTGACTGCAAGAGACGAGCCGAACGCCTGCAGTCGCTCCTCGCGGGCGACTTCCTGCGCTACGTCGTCTTTTTCAGATGTTCGTTCTTGCATGTCACGTTTCATTGTTGGTGCCGGCTGTCCCCTCGCAGGCCGGCGCTGCGCCACCATTCATCCGAGAACTGGACGTCACCCCACCAGAGTGATCACCACCCCACGGCCGGGTCAAAGACCTCGAACCGTGGTACGTTGGCCGCAAACAGCCGGTTCTGGTTCTTGACCGGTTCCAGCTCGTGCAGGCTTTTGGCCTTGCGCAGCATCATCAAGGCATAGCGGGTGGCCGACAGGATGTCGTCGTCCTCCTTGACGATGATCCCTTCCTTGCGGTGGTACAGACGAAACTCGCTGAACCAGTCCTCCAGGTGCGAGAACACCCGCAGCCTTCGTGTCTGCATCCGCTCCATCATCATCGAAACCCCAGCCTCGACGCTGTTGCCCCCGGGCTTGCCGTCCGGCCGGGGCTCAAACTGCGCCCGCTCGCTCAGCATGTTCATGCCGAACTTCTTGTACTGCTCCATCAGGATCTCGCCCGAGCCCTTGTCATGCTGCAGGCCGTCGTGCGGCCATGCCCACGGGATGTTCTGGTAGCCCTTGCCGATGACCATCCCGGCCTGGGTCATCACAGGGGTCTCCTTGACCTTCCAGGCGTCGTAGACATAGACCGTGTCCGTGTCCCTGTCGTGCGCCATGCACGCGAACGCGGACGGGTGGCCCCATCCAAAGTCCACCCCGTTGATGCGCGCCCAGTGCGGCGGGATCTCGAACGGCTGCACAGTGATCACCGACTCGGCCACCGGGAACACCAGGCCGGAGCCCATGATCGGAATGCCACGTGCCCGGGCCTCGCGCTCGTGCTCCGGGTAGGTGGCAATGATCCGGGCCTTCTCCTCGTCGGTGTAGTGCTCGGCGTCTTCGATCGTCATGCGAGTGACGGTCGTGCCCTCGGGCTTCTCGAGCAGGAAGCGCTTGACCACCTGCGACATGCCCATCAGGGGCGTGAACGTCACGAAGACGATTCCACCCGTTGCGTTGGTACGAGTGAGAGCTTCGCTGTAGATGTCAAGGGGCGGCTCCTCGTCCATCCACACCAGGTCGACTGTGTCTGCTTGCCACTTTGTGCGGCCCTGGTCGTAGCTGTTGAACTGGATGACCGACTCGCCGCCGTACTCGTTCTTGACCGTGATGCTGGCCACGGCGTCGGGCACCCCCTGCTTCATGCTGTGGGTGCCGATGCACTCCTTCGGGATCGCACCGGTGCCCCACTCTTCACGCTTTTGCGGCGGGCCCACCAGCAGACGCTGCACGCCCTTGCGCGTCAGTTCGCCCGATTCGGAGCCGACGAGCACGCTGACCGGGCGGTGGAACCTGCGGCCCGTCCACCAATCGGGGTAGCGGCCGGTGGCGTGCATGGCAATCTCGTAGGCACCGGCCCACGTCTTGCCCAGCTGGTTGCCGGCCATGAACAACCGCTCGCGGAAGCCCTTGCCGACCTCGTGGAATTCCTTCTGCTTGACGTACGGCTTGTACGCCGCCAGCATGTTCTCGCGGTGCCGGCGGTCGCGGATCGTGAGCAGCTCGAGCAGCTCGAGCTTCTCCTCCGGGCTGAGCGCCTGCAGCTCCTGCGGTGTCACTCGACGTTCCTCGTCAAGCCGTGCAGGATCCAGATCACGGCCGCGCCGACCAC